ACGCTACGGTCAAACATACCGCCGTTTATTACGTCCTCAAGCGCAGCATACGCAGCGTTGACGAGTTTCATCATCTCAAGCCCCGCAGGATTGCGGTCAGGATGATATTGAGCGCAAGAACGGCGATAAGCGTATTTGATTGACTCAACGTCGGTAAGCGTACCCATTGTTAGGCCAAGGATATGTAGTGCATCGTTGTGGTTCATTTTCATTGTGCAAACCCTTCTGTTGGTTAATGTGAATACCATGGTAGTCCATAATTAATAGAAATGCAACACTTTATTTCAAATATTTTGTGTGTTATTATTGAGCAATGAACAAAAACCCAGTTGGAAGAGAGTCACAATATACAGAAGAAATGGCAAAGAAAATTTGCCGTGCTATCTCTATTCATCCTATGGGGATTAGGAGAATATGTAAGTTATATCCCGAGTTTCCCGACCCTTCTACTATATTCGAATGGCGTTTAGATCACGCAGATTTTGCCGAATGGTACGCGCGGGCAAAACAAGAACAAGCAGAGATAATGTTTGACGATATGCTCGACGTAGCAATAGACGGAACAAGTGACTGGTACACTGATTCCAAAGGTATAAAGCGCGTTGATAATGAGTGCGTGCAACGATCGAGATTAATAGTCGATACATACAAATATCAATGCGAAAGATTAGCACCTACCAAATACGGCATAAAAACACTGGGAATATCTGCCGAAGGATCACTTCTCGAAAAATTCATTGATAAGTTATAGTCAGTCGATCATAATATTAACATTATTCACATTATTAAGTTTTGATAAGGATTATCAAAATGACTGTCTTTAGTATAAAGAGGGATCTTCCTAATTTATCTATCGTTAGAATTTCTACTGATAGCCCTCTTGAGGATATAATTAGAGGCGGATGGATTAATACTCAAGAAGAAAGCATCATCGCAGCAAATAATGGGCCATTTGAATGGAAAGATGGCGATGCCGTGCTCGTTGAATATCCAACATCACTTATAAACTCAACTACTAATCGAGAAATAATAGGTAATGTTTTGTGTTATGTGTTTCCTAGTTTTTCGTCCCTCAATCCTATTCAACCCATTTATCCTACAAGTTTCAATGCTGTTGCTCATACTGGTGGTGGTCAAACTGATGCTTCACAGCTTAATGTAGGTACTAATCTTGTTATTTCATCATCAGCCCCGGATGATAGCGTCAAACTACCTGATGATGTATTAGGTCAGACCTCTATAGTTATAAATTTTAGCGCAAACTCTATTAATATTTTCCCATTCTTAGGGGATAGTATTGATAATTTGGGAACTGATAATCCGTATGCGTTACCTGCCGGATCTCGTGTGTTTTTCATTGGCACGAATGTTCTAAAATGGAATAGTTTTGGATTAGCAACCGGATCTTAAAAGGATTTAAAATATGACAGTATATAGCATTCAAAGAGACTGGGGTCCGCCTCCTTCTGGTTCTTTAGTAAGAATAGTCACGGATGATGCAATTGAGGACATTATTGCGACTGGCTGGCTTGCTTTGCAGCAAGCAGATATCGAAAGGGTAAATAATGGCCCATTCGAGTGGTATCCAAGAGATTCGGTGTTACTCACTATTATAGATGCCAATGGAAATGCTTCTTACGTAAATATATTTAGCGTTTTCCCTGACAGAAATAGCCTTAATCCGATTGTTCAAATTTATCCAAACTTGCAAAATATTGTCGCCCATGCCGGCGGTGGACAAACACTTGCTACACAGCTAAATCTAGGCATAAATGTTGTTACGACTGTAGCATCCCCTGGAGACAGTGTTAAATTGCCGGATGACGTGGTAGGGCAAACAGTAATAGTCACAAATACTGGGGCAAATTCATTAAATATCTTTCCATTCCCAGGTGATAATATTAATAATTTAGGCATAAACGTTCCTATTTCTTTATCGCCACAAGCCACGGCTGTTTTTATAGGCGTTGATAATAATGATTGGCGAACCGTTGATGCAAATATTTACCAGACTACTAGCAGTATTATTGCCCACGCTGGCGGTGGACAGGCAAATGCTACACAAACAAACCTAGGAATAAATGTTGTTACTACTGTCGCAACACAGCAAGACAGTGTTAAGCTGCCAACAACTGTGCAAGGACAGACAGTTATCATTGCTAATAAAGGATTAAACGGACTAGCTTTATATCCTGCGAGCGGTAATTCTATTAACGGGCTTGCAGCCGATACGTCCCTCACTATTTTCCCGAACGAAAGTTATGCTTTTTATGGTGTTTCAGCATCAAATTGGGTAGCAATTAATACTTCTGATCCAGTATATGGTTATAATCCTGGAATTGTTGCACATCCTGGTGGTGGTCAAGCAAATGCTGTAATACTAAAGCCAGGACTAAATATTGTTTCCACTGTTGCTACTGGGGCTGATAGCATTAAACTCCCCCAAAATTCATTAGGCCAGTCATTTTATGTGAGAAATAGCGGAGCAAATGCATTGGCTATTTTTCCGTTTGAAGGCGGTGCCTTTTATGGGAGCGCAACTGACACATCAATTTTAATAAACGCAAATTCACGAAATTTATTTGTAGTAACTGAACCATTATTTATCGATACTATATCTTAGTTATTAGGAGCAATATCATGGACGACGGACGAGAAGGCGCGGTAGAAAATAAGAAAGACGAACACTATGTTGCCATGCCAAAATCATGGCAAGCACGTAATAACATGGATATGAACAAAGGCATGGGCTACAACAATATGGCTGACCTTGCTAACGTAGCGCATCCCCCGACAAAGATGGAAGGTGCAAAGCGCAATGTTCAGCTTTCCCCTGAGATGCCAGGCGAGAATGAGTTTGATTACGATAAGAACAGATAAAAAAATGGGGCAAATGCCACTTGCCCCTATAGACTATGATATATGTTTATCAATTGACTTTGGCATATTAATGATTTAATGGAACAAGTCAATATAAATGATTAGCGAAGATAAGCTAGATTCCTTGAGAGACTTTCGTAAGTTTGCAGAAAAGTTTCTCGTTGTACGCAATAAAGCCGGACAAAAAGAAAAGTTTGCCTTCAACCGAGCACAGCTCTTTTTACATGAACGTCTCGTACGTCAAAAGGAAGCGACGGGGCGTGTTCGGGCTGTCATACTTAAAGGCAGACAACAGGGTTGCTCAACATATATACAAGCACGTTTCTTTCATCAGGTAATAACTTCACGTGGAAAAAAAGCATTTATTCTTACACATGACAAGGAAGCGACTAAAAACCTGTTTGGAATGGCTCAAAGGTTTTATGACAATCTTGATCCTGGTTTCGCTCCTAAGCCTGATACTGCTAACGCTAAAGAACTCTATTTTCGTGAGTTTGATTCTGGCTATTCTGTTGGTACCGCCGGGAATAAATCTGTTGGTAGGTCGCAAACAATTCAGCTTATGCACGCGTCTGAGGTCGGTTATTGGGCATTTGCTGAGGAGCATAGCAAAGGCATACTACAAGCGATAAGCAATGAACCTGGCACGGAAATAATATTGGAAAGTACAGCGAACGGCATTGGAAATTACTTCCATGAGCGCTGGTTAAATGGCATGAACCCAGATAGCGAGTATCAATCAATATTTCTGCCTTGGTATTGGCAAGATGAATATACTCATGATGCTGATAATATGAATTTGTCTGATGAAGAAGAGCATTTGGTACATTTATATGGTAAAAATGGGCTTACGAAGCAACATTTAGCATGGCGAAGGCTTAAGATAAGTGAATTTTCTAAGGATTATGATGCTGGAAGAGAACATTTTAACGTTGAATATCCCTTTTCAGCTATTGAGGCATTTAAGAATCCCATACACAATGTATTTATCAATTCTAGATATGTTGAAGCTGCACGTAACTCACAGGTTGAACACGGACAGAAGCTTATTATTGGAGTTGATGTGGCTATTAGTGATAGAGATCGCACAGCTATCATACGCCGTAAGGGACGCTGTGCTTATAATCTAGAACGTAGATCACATATGAACACGATGGAAATAGCGGGGCTTGTTAAGCGCATAATC